TATACTTCATCTGTCTTGCCATACTTAGATGACAATAGTAGACCAGCAATGCTGGTGCATTAGAAACTTTGCTTCCTCTACATCTCTATCAATAGCCTCATAGACATCATGCAGGGCTGTCAAGATATTAAGGTATTTATCTTCAGATAGTTTTATAACCCTCTCAACGTCTAAATTATTTGACATGTTCCCAAACCCTATCATCCATTTGCAATTCATTCTCTGCTTCGTTCTTCATTCCACTCACTCCCTTTCTTTACATTCCTACTGTTTACATCTTCACCGTCTGGCATGCTAATGATATTAACATTACCTAGTTCACGGCTAATCTTCTTGCCGAACTCTAGCCCTGGGGCATCGCCGTCAGCTAGCACAATGACTGTATCGAAGTCATCTAGAATTTTGGCGTAGTGTTTCTTCCAGTTGTTAGCACCTGGAATACCCACTGTTGGATGCTGTGTTTTAACTGTCATCATAATGCAGTCGAACTCACCTTCAGTGACACAGATATAATCATCTGCAGCAAAGCAAGCCTGCGTATTAAACATAGTAGTTTCAGCACCAACTAATCCCATATACTTAGCATCATGTGTACCAGTTAGGTCACGGAATCTAATATCAACCACGCCTGATGGCGTGATATATGGGATAGATAGTCTGCCTAAGTAAGGCTCATGACCTGGAAGTGGGTCTTCTACCACTCCCAAGTGAAAGACTTTTGCCTCGTCTACCGAGAGTTGACGGCTTAATAGATACTGCTCGGCTACTTCTATCTTGCCTGCGTACCTCTGTGTAGCCTGCAGTAAGAACTGTCTCTGCGAATTGTTTAGCCTCACGGAAATCAATACCTTCCTTGTACATGATTAAAGAATAGACATCGCCTTTGACTCCACAACCGTGGCAGACAAAGGCGTTCTTATCGTAGTTTACTGCTGCACTTGCATGACTATCTAAATGAAAGCAGCATTTCATCTTGCGCCAGCCGCTACCGCGTGCTGGTATATCTGCACCTATATAGTTTAGGTACTCTTCAATGCTTGGTTTCTCCATTTATGGCTCTCTTTAGTAGGTCTAACCACACATGTCCAGGCATGGTGCAGTACCACTCGCTAGGGCTCCGCTTCCCTTTACGTTTGTGCCACACCACGCCTGTCCACGCCCCGTCATTGCTCATTTCTATGAGCAATTCCTCTATCCAACCAGCCAAGTTCATCTTGGCATGGTTCTTGATTTCAATTGTAACTCCAGGTATACCTGAGATGTCACCTTTATCTAGTGTAGCGCCAGCCAGTCGTCTGTCTGCATACTTGTAGCCGTTCTCTTTTAGATATGCAACTACATCACGTTCTGCTCCAGAGCCTTTGGCTTTTGCTGCACTACTCATACTGTCATTTCTACCTGTCTATAGTCGCGGACTACATCTTCTAAATACATTGAGCCAGGCTCAAATGATAATGATACATAGGTATTACCAGTTGCATCTGCTTTACCGTAGCGATTTTTAACAGGGGCTACGCATAGGTATGCGTCGTTGCCCTGCATCATCTGACCTACAGTTAACACCATAGCAGGAATCTGCGCAACCTTGCCTTGCAACGCTGAGCGTGGCTGACACGGATAACCAGGTGCACCTTCCTGCGTATGGTGTAACACTAAGACGGCAGCATTAGTATCTCTTGCAAGATACTTAAGTTCTTTCATAACTTGTCGCATGCCAGCAAACTCTTCATGTCCATCAATAGCAATGTCCATAAGATTGTCTACAACTATAAGAGTAGGAGACCTACCCCAGATAGTTTCAAATGCAGATACTTCTTCATCTAAGTCACGAAGAGTAGGACTTGGTTCGAATGACCAATACATATTTCCATACTCACGTAAGATAGACTCGGCTGTATCTGGTTGTGTCTTTAACATTTGTTCTGCTTGTTGTTGTGGTATGCGTACGCGAAGTGCAAGCAATCTCATAGCCATAGTATGTGCATTGGTATCTGCTGAGAAATATAATGTAGGTTGTTTTAATCTTGGAGCGATATTCAATGCAATACTTGACTTACCAGCACCAGGAGTGCCAGCAATAATAGTAACTTCGGCACGCCGTAGAATGATTCCTTCTCTTGCGAAGGCTTGGAAAGGTGGGGCTAATGGTTCTCCCCCCACCTCTGCCTTGCCTACGCTACGGCGTAGTGTTTTCATTTATGCCTTTGTTTGGTCTGCTACGAATGATGCGAACTCTGGTGAGTTAGCCTTGACATATTGTGTTGCACACTTGCTTGGGTCTCCTTGCTTAGCAGGACAGAAGTGACCCTTGTAAGGACCGAACTTTTCTGTTAGACCATGGATACGTGTCATAGTTCCATGAGGACACATGCGTTGTCCACCACCTGCAGGTGCTGCTGCTGGTGTGAATGTTTCTGCAATGACGGTTCCGCCTAGCGCATTGGCTGCATAGCCAACTGCTGGCGATAGTGGTGCTGATGCAGGAGCGCTGAAACCAGTGCCACGCACTGCTTTTTCGAGTTCCTCTGTTGCACTTGCAAGTGATGCAAGTGTCAGTGCAATTGTCTGGTCGAGTTCTTCTGCAGATGCAGCACGAACTGTGACTAGAGAACCTGCTGCTGACTTAACTGTGATGCTGATAGGTGCTTCTGTGTGAGACATTATTCTCCTTGTATTGGTGTTGATATATTTTTCTTTTCGCGGTGCTTTCTTACTTTCATGGCTAGTTCAATACCTTTCCAGCCATGAACTAAGTCTACAAAGTGAAGAGTACATTGTCCACTACCTGCTGGCAGATGCACAATGATTCCTTTCTCTGTGTTGATGTCACCCCAACTACTACGGGTTGCCGTAGCAGGGTCATACGGCAAGCCGTGTGCATACACTGCTAACTGCATAGCAATCTTGTTAGGGTAACTAATGCTGCCTGTTTTAAGGTCAGAAATAAACTTCTCGCCTTTGTATTCTACGATTCTATCTGGTGTGCCAGCAATCTTATACTTGTCTAGCACGCAGAACTGTTCGATATTTATATTAGTGAAGTGCTTTGTTGCTTCTGCATATGCTTGTATATCTGCAATATAATCTTCTGGTATAGGTCCAAGGTCTTGACCTCGGTCTAACTTTTCTGTTAATGCATGCAGTGCAGTACCAATAGTAGCCTGCTTAGTAGCACCTGCTGCTTCCATTGCATCTTCAATTAACTTATCCATCTCAAGTTTGTTATCTCTATATGCTGCTGCAGACAATAACAAATCGTTACGCAATGTCAGACCAGTTGCAGCCATGCGTAACTTCCATGCAACAAGAGCAGTGCCATCATCTAATGAACCTGCAACTGTTGTTGTTCTTGTATACGGCACTGGCTTACCACCTTTAGGTGGAACAATCATAGGTCTGCCATACCTATCTCTAGGTACTTCTACTTCTGCCATTACTTCTCCTTAGATTAGCCAGTGGCGGTAGGACAAGGAGAGAGCCAAAAACCTACCGCTCACTGGTTGTCCCATCATAGCATAAGGAACGGCTTATGCATTGATGTCGTGCCCGCAATGCGGACAAAGTTTTTCACGCTTTTTGTACACTACATGTTTAACTTGGTCTTTATAATTTTGATGTACATAAATCTTACATCTATTGCGTGCAGTATACAATCTTACGATTGCACCTGATTGGTGTAGTACTGATAGCACGCCACTTGCAGTGCCGTGATGCCAGCCTGTTTTAGTGGCTAACTCTTTCCAAGTTAGCCCGAATTCACCTGCTTGTTTTAATAGGTGCAACGCTGACTGCTGGTTGTTTAATTCCCGTCCTGAATGAATATTATCTAGCGCTCTCTGCTGAGATGTATCCGTACCTGACCAGCCAGCAGTACCGTTATATGGTACGTAGGCTTCTTCCATTAGTTGTCTTCTTCAACATCATGTAGTTCAATGTTATCTACATCCATATCAGCAGACCAGTTTGAAATCTCAGTATTGTTTACAATAATATCTTCGACTTCATCTTCATCTTCTACTTCGATATTAAATGAACCTGTGATTGTAAAGGTTCCACGATACTGAGTGGTGAGTTTGTTGCTGCCGATACGTTCGAGTAAGTCGTTGACTTCACCCTTGTTGACTGTCTGCTCACCATCTTGCCATTCACCTTCACTGAAGAAGTCACGTACCTGATTACGAATGTCACGGATTGTTTTGATTTGTGCGTTGACTGAATCATTAAGTCCACTTACTTCCTTTGCTCTTGCAATAAAGTTTACAACTTCTGCTTCTGTATAAG